AGACATATCGTCAGGCACTCAGAGATCTACCTGCGAGTGCATCACCTAAGTTAGATTCTAATTATGATTTGGATTTAACATCGGTAACTTGGCCAACAGAACCCTCATAATGTATGAATGTTGATTATGAAAATCCTTGGCTTTATAATGGTTTACCCTTTACTTCTGATGACATTGGGGACTACTATGGTTTTGTCTACAGAATCACAAACCTTTGTACAGGAAAACAATATATTGGAAGAAAATACTTCATACAAAAAAGAAAGCCAAAAGGAGGAAAACGAAGAGTCACCTCAGAGTCTGACTGGAAACGATACTTTGGATCTTCTGAGGAGCTTAAACAAGATATTAGAGACCTTGGAAAAGACAATTTCCGAAGAGAAATTATAAGCCTACATAAGACACTAGGGAAAGTAAACTACGAAGAGACAAGACAGTTGTTTCTAAATAATGTACTGATGGAATCGCTTGCCGACGGCACACCTTTGTATTATAATTCAAATATCCTTGGAAGATATATGAAAAAGGATTACTATGACAAACTTACTTGAATCAATGAAGATTTTTTTAGACACAGCAGACACAGATTTAATTAGAAAGTATTATGGTACTGGATTGATTGATGGTGTAACAACAAATCCAACTTTGATCCGTAAGAGTGGAAGAGACCCAGAGGAAGTATATCAGGAGATACAAGATATAGGGTTAAGAGATATAAGTATGGAAGTTGTTGGTGATGCCAATGAAATGATAGAAGAAGGAATCAGACTTGCAACTAAGTTTCCAACCTCTGCAACAATAAAAGTTCCGTGTACACCTGATGGTTTACTTGCGTGTGCAGAACTATCATGCAAGAATTTAATTCGAGTAAATGTAACTCTTATATTTGATGTTGCACAAGCCATACTTTCTGCAAAAGCTGGTGCTGCCTATGTTTCACCTTTTGTTGGTAGATTAGATGATAATTCAATCACAGGGTTAAATTTAATCAAAGATATTGATGAAGTCTTTAGAGTTCAAGCAATTCATAAAACAAGAATATTATCAGCATCAATTAGATATGTCAATAGTGTATCTCAATCTTTTGCAAATGGAGCTAACATCGTGACAATGCCTCCATCTGTATTTGATAAGATGTACAATCACGTTCTTACTGATAAAGGTTTACAAATATTCGATGAAGATTGGAAAAATGTAGTTCATCATGGTTGAATATTCCTACCATAATGATACTGATCACATGATTGTGATGAGGTGTATTGGTGAAAAAAATTTCTTCATGGAAAGAGTGGTCTTTCCTACGGAAACAATCACAATCAATGCACCTCTAGGAGCTGAAGTAGAATTATGGGGTAATGGAATACATTTTGAAGAGAGAATGGTAGTAGATCATCCAGAAACTTATTGGAAATCTTATAGTAGTTTTGACAATTAAATATTTTGTGTTATAATAAATATATTGAATCTTATTTTATATAATATGGGACACTATCCAGAGAAAAAGGCATTAGTTCTTGGTGCTGGTGGCTTCATCGGTAGTCATATGGTCAAACGACTAAAGAAAGAAGGGTACTGGGTTCGTGGAGTTGATCTAGATCATCCAGAGTTTGGTCGTCATGAAGCTGATGAGTTTGTTATTGGTGATTTAAGAGATAAAAGTTTTGTGAATAGAGTTGTAGAATTTAAAGGATGGCAGGGTAATTTCTATAATCAAATTCCATATAAGATGATAGAATCTTTTGATGAGATCTATCAGTTTGCTGCTGATATGGGTGGTGCTGGATTCATATTTACAGGAGAGAATGATGCAGACATCATGCATAACTCTGCAACGATTAATTTAAATTTATTAGATGCAATAGTCAAAGCTCAGAAAGAAGATAGAACAACTCCAAAGGTATTTTATTCATCTTCTGCTTGTGCCTATCCATCACATATTCAAGAGGAAGTTGACAACCCAGGCTTGAAAGAAGAGGATGCATATCCAGCCAATCCAGATTCAGAATATGGTTGGGAAAAATTATTCTCTGAGAGATTATATTATTCTTATAGTCGTAATTATAATATCCCTGTACGTGTTGCAAGGTATCATAACATCTATGGGCCTGAAGGTACATGGGAAGGTGGAAGAGAAAAAGCTCCTGCTGCAATTTGTAGAAAAGTGGCGAACGCTGGTCTTGCAGATACGATTGAAGTCTGGGGAGATGGAGAACAAACAAGATCATTCTTGTACATTGATGATTGCATAGAAGCTACACGTAGATTGATGGAGTCTGAGTGTAAAGAAGTTATCAATATAGGTTCAGAAGAAATGGTTTCAATAAATCAACTCATTGATATTACATCTAAAATTGCAGATAAAGAAATAGTAGTTAATCATATTGATGGCCCTCTAGGTGTGAGAGGACGTAATTCTCAGAACGATAAGATTAGAAAAATATTAGATTGGGATTATGAATACTCCTTGAAGAAGGAATCAAGAAAACGTATGCGTGGATATCATATCAAGTTTATAAAAAGAATGTAGTTGAAGAAGAAACTTTACAACCTAGTTTACCTGAGAGATACTAAATGATTGGATTTAATATGTTAGGTCAACTTGGCCGTCTGGGAAATCAGATGTTTCAAGTTGCATCTTTGAGAGGTATCGCAAGTAATAATAATTACAACTATGCCATACCTCCATCTAAAAATAAAAATGAATGGACAGATCATCAACTCTTCAATCCATTTGTTTTTGAAGGTGTAAATCCATTGAACATACAGTTCATAGATTTTCAAAGACCACAAGTAGAAGAAGCTTCATTTTCATTTGATGAAAAATTATTTAATGATTGTCCTGATTGGGTAAGTCTAGTTGGGTTCTTTCAATCTGAAAAATATTTCAAACATATTGAAGACACAGTTCACTCTATGTTTGCCTTCAGACCAGAGATTTTAGAACCATGTCAATCTATGATTAATGGTGTTGAAAAACCAGTATCTCTTCATATTAGAAGAGGAGATTACTTGACAAATTATAAGAATCATCATAATCTAGGACTAGATTATTATGCAAAAGCCTTAGAACATTTTAAAGACAATCAGATTGTTATTTTTAGTGATGATCCTGCTTGGTGTAAACAACAGGAACTGTTTAAAGATGATGATAGATTCCTTGTATCTGAAGAAAATAATCAGTACATGGATATGTGTTTAATGTCTCTTTGTGTAGGACATATAATTGCAAACTCATCATTCTCTTGGTGGGGTGCATGGTTATCTAAGAGTAAAGATGTCATAGCTCCTTCTAAATGGTTTGGGCCTGACAAACAACACCTAGAAACCAAAGATTTATATTGTGAGGATTGGACTATTATCTAATGAAAGTTGCTGTTGTTTTTATTGGTACTGATAAGTATCTGAATTTTCTCCCTACTTGGTATGAAAGATGTGAAGAGTTCTTTTTGCCTGGCGTAGATAAAAAATATTTAATTTTTACAGATGGTAGTGTACCAGAATCACCAGATAATTCTATAGTATATCATCAAGAACATCTTGATTGGCCATACATTACATTGTATAGATTTAGAATATTAGAAAAGGCAAAAAAAGATATAAAAGATTGTGATTGGTTGATATTTATTGACGCAGATATGGCTGTAGTAGATACGGTAGAACCAGAAGATTTATTTGATGAATCTAAACCATATATTGGTGTTCATCATCCATGTCATTTCTTAAAATTTCCTCCACATGATAAACCACCAGGCGCATTTGAAACAAATCCATTATCACTTGCAAAAATATCTGAAGAGTATGATCATTCAATTTATTGGCAGGGATGTTTATGGGGTGGTAGGATACCAGAAGTATTTGATTTGATGAAAGAACTTGACAGACGTACTACAATAGATGAAAAGAATAATGTGATTGCAGTTTGGCATGATGAGAGTCATCTAAATTGTTTTTATTCTGAAAACATAGAAAAGGTTCATACAGTTGGGCCTGAATATGCCTTTCCAGAAGTCTTCGCAGACTACTGTGATTTTAAACCAAAAATGGTTCACATGGCCAAAGATAATAGTAACTATCATGTCTAAAAAATTAGCTCTAATATATTCTGGACAACCCAGACACTTAAGAGAGTGTTATGAAAATCATCACAGTAATTTCTATCAACCTGGCTGGGATGTAGATGTCTTCGCTCACATCTGGTATGATGAAAGTTGGGTAGGTTCATACTTTTGGGATCAGTATAAAGATAGAGGTAGATGGGATGCAGAACTGATTCCATTTATGAAAGAAAAATGGCAACCAAAAGCTTTAGAGTTTGAAGAACCAAAACAATTTGAATCTGATTGGCAACCTGACCCAAGATTTCCACATCCAGTTAACAATATTATTTCAATGTTCTATAGTCTAGAAAAGGCTAATGATCTTAAGAAAAAATATGAAGAAGAAAACGGATTCAAATATGATTGTGTTGTAAGACTTAGAACAGATGAATTCTTTTTCAGAAATGTTGGATTCTTAGATGGGTATAATTTAGATACTATAAATGTATTCAAAGAGTTTGCTCATTTAGATTATGGAATCAATGATCACTTCGCATTTGGAAGGTCAGATTTGATGGATAAATATCTCAGTGTCTGTAGTAATCTATCAACAATTATTGAAGAAGGAGCTGCAATAAATCCTGAGACTTTGATTGGATGGAACGCACAAAAACATCATAAATTACCTGTGAGTAAGTATGATTTTGGTTATCGTTTATGGAGGGACATGTGACCAAACTTGTTATATTTGATCTTGATGGTGTCTTGATTGATAGTAAAGATCATCATTATGAAGCCTTGAATCAAGCTCTTGGTGAAGAGTATGCAATTAGTAGAGAAGAACATGTCAATACTTATGATGGTCTTCCTACAACTGCAAAGTTAAAACTTCTAACAGAAAACAAAGGCTTACCCACTGATAGATACGATCAGATATGGGAGGATAAACAGGCTAATACACTTAGAATTTTTAGTGAATGTGTTGCAAAAGATTATGAGTTGATGGGATACTTTCAACAACTTGTAAATGCTGGATATAAGATTGCAGTTGCATCAAATAGTATTCGTAATACAGTAAAAATTATTCTATTAAGATTAGGACTTTTAGAGTTTGTAGATATCTATTTTTCTAATGAAGATGTAGTCAGAAACAAACCATTTCCATCTATGTATTGGAAGTGTATGATGGCTCTTGGTGCCTTACCAGATGATACTGTTATACTAGAAGATAGTCATGTTGGTCGTCAAGGTGCATTGGATAGTAAGTGTCATTTAGTGCCTATCGAAAATAGAAAAGATTTAGATCAACATAAGATTGATAGAATTAAAAAAATTCTTAATGGTAAAAAACAAAAAGTTTCTTGGGAAAGTAAGACTATGAATGTATTGATTCCTATGGCTGGTCGTGGAAGTAGATTTGCGACACAAGGATATACATTCCCTAAACCTTTGATTGATGTAAAAGGTAAACCAATGATTCAAGTTGTTGTAGATAATTTGAACATCAAAGCTAAGTATACTTTTATAGTACAGAAAGAACATTATGAAAAATATAGTTTACAATATCTTTTAAATTTAATCGCACCTGATTGTAATATAGTTCAAGTTGATGGTATCACAGAGGGTGCTGCCTGTACAACTTTACTTGCAAAAGAATTTATTGATAATGATGAACCATTACTCATGGCCAATTCAGATCAATTTGTTGAATGGGATTCAAATGAAACTCTCTATGCATTTTCTAATGGTGATTGTGATGGTGGTATTCTTACCTTCCCTGCATCACATCCTAAGTGGAGTTATGCAAAGTTAGATGATGATGGATTTGTATCAGAAGTGGCTGAAAAGAAACCCATATCAGAACATGCAACAGTAGGTGTTTACTGGTGGAAGAAAGGATCTGATTATGTTAAATATGCAGAACAGATGATAGAAAAAAATATAAGAACTAACGGTGAGTTTTATGTATGTCCTGTATTCAATGAAGCAATAGGAGATGATAAAAGGGTTCGTATAAAAGAGATAGATAAAGATGGTATGTGGGGTATTGGAACTCCAGAGGATCTTAATTACTTCCTCAAAAATTATGAAGGAGACATTTAATGAAAGTTGCTTTGTTATTGTTTGGTCAACCAAGAAACGTTGATAATCCTAATTCTTTTAATAGTCATCAGAAATGGATCTTTGATGAATATGATGTAGATACTTTCTGCCATGTATGGTGGGATAAAGATGTATCAGAGTATGATGTATCTGATTGGGTAAGTGAACAATGCATTGCGTCAGGCAACCCTGTAGAGATCATAGAGAGTCTTTATAAACCTAAGAGTATCAAAGTAGAGGCTCCTAGAACATTTAAGTTAAGTGATAGTCTCTATGAAAAAACTAGACAGAGATTTGGATATGGCCATCCGTGGTCTGAAAAGACTCTGAGTAATGTTTCATCACATCTATATTCAATAGAAACTGCAGCAAGATTAATTAAAAATCCAGATGATTATGACTTTATAATTTTATCAAGATATGATAATTTTATACATAATTTTCCTGATCTCACTTCCATGAGTGATGAATATTTTTACATCTCAGATCATCATCCAAGATTCCCTGATCTCATGTATATCTTCGGATCAAGATTTATTGAAACTCAGTATACTTATGGTAGAATGGAAATGTTAGCTGACAAATACTTCCATAGTTTTTGGGAACCATCAGCTGAGTGTTACAAGTATCATAATTTTATGAATCAATGTCTTCCATCAGAATTATTCTCTGTGCATTTGCCTGTAAGAGTTGTTAGAGATAACATTGGATATGGAGATACCTCTAAT